ATGGCAACCAAGCGACGCCGGGGCGACTCCTGGCAGTACACGATCAAGCGGGCGGGGCTGCTGCCCCAGCCGGTCTATCTGAGCTTCGCCTTGGAGGCAGAAGGGGACGAGTACGTGCGTCGCCTTGAGGCGCTGCTCGACCGAGGGATAGTGCCGGAGGAGCTGGCCAACACCAAGGCGGCGGCGAAGGACCTGCGCAGCCAGGTAACCGAATATCGGAGCGCGCAGCACATTTCTGTCGATGATGAGCAGTTGCTGCCCGTCCTTCTCTCGCGGTTGCCTATCGGCATCACCTTGCCGCAGCTGACCTTCACTTGGGCGACCGAGTGGGTGACCTCCATGAAGCGCGAGCAGAATCTTGCGCCTTCAACGATCCGACACTATGTGGGGGCGCTCTCCCGTGCCTTGGATTGGCTGGCTGCTCACGGCGCGCTGCCAATGAATCCTCTGCGACTCCTGCCTCGGGGTTACTCCACGTACACGGCTGATGACAAGATCGCTGTGAAGCACATAGATGGGGAGGCGAAAGCCGACCAGGAGCGCGATCGCCGTCTGGAACTGGGTGAGGAAGAACGCATCCGCGAGATCCTGGCCGGCGCAAAGCCGCCGGGGCGGCAGCGGGCTCTCGATCTGCCGCAGCGGGAGGCGCTGATACTGATGTTCGACATGGCGCTGGAAACAGCCATGCGCATGCGTGAGATCTACACGCTCGAGCGCAGCCAGCTCGATGTGGCACAGCGCACGATCTTCCTAGACAAGACCAAGAACGGGAGCAAGCGTCAGGTACCCATGACCTCAGTTTTGCTGGCGAAGCTTGCCGCGTATGAGGGTGACTACGATGGGCGGCTTTTACCATTCTGGGCAGGCGAGCGTAGCCCGCTGGCCCTGCGGCGTGTATCGAGTAAGCTGTCGCGTCAGTTCGAGCGCATCTTCGTTGCGGCAGGGTGCGCGGATCTCGGCTTCCATGATCTGCGCCATGAAGCGACGAGCCGACTGTACGAAAGGACCTCGCTGACGGACATCCAGATAGCAAAAATCACTGGGCATCGCGATCCGCGACAGTTGAAGCGGTACGCCAACCTCCGCGCTTCTGATTTGGCCGATCAGCTCTGGTGATCGGCCTGCTCGTAGGCGCGGAGGTCGGGCAGCTTGGTGCGGCGCGACTTGCTCGCACGTCTTGTCGGCCCAGGTGCCGGTGAGTTAGCTGCAGGCTGGGTGCCGATCGCCGACTTCTTTCGCTCAGCAGCTTGCCTGCGTCCTTCCGAGCGCAGGAAGTCGATCAGGTCCTCACGCAGCATGACGGTGTGCTTCTGGTTCAAGCGCACGGCAGGTACCTCACCCTTGTCCACGAGGTCCTTCATTGCCTCTAGGCCGAGCCGGAGCATCCTCGCGGCACCCTCCAAGCCCAGGGTGTCGTCAACGTCGTCCATGGCCTGGTGTCGCTTGGCGCTCAAGCATGGCTCCTTTCAGCTTCGCGATCACGGGATGGCGGCCCCTCGCATCTCATGCGGACCCCTGGTTGATCCGGCTGCGTGGCAGAATGCGCTCCAGTCCACATGGAGGTTGCTGAATGAGTTGGGTGGAAGGATTGGCGGCATGCGCTCCGCTTGGAAAGGCTTGCGTTCTCGACTGGAGCGCCATTGCAACCGCATCGGCGGCTTTCGTCGCACTCTTCGTAGGAATTGCTCCTTTGGTGTGGGGTAAACGCCAACGAGCTCGCATTGGCAGAGCTAAGGCGCGGATTGCCGAAGTCGATCTGAAAATGCAGGCGTTGCATTTGGCTGCTGGCCTTCACTTGATCTCTGGCAAGGTCGTTCAGCGTCACAACTATCGAGTAGCGATGCGTCAATTCCGAGCGCTCAATGCCGATAGCTGCCGAGACCTTGTGCCTTACTTGGACTCTCTCTCGAGCGGCCTGGAAGCCCCTTTGAGTGACGTCATATCTGACATTGGCATCGCAATTCGGCTTCTCGAAGACATGGACTCCAGAGATGATTCCATGGAGACAAACCCTTCTGGGCCAAGGAGCCTGTACGAAGAACTTCTTGAAACCATGGAATCTGCCCGTAAGGCCCTCTCGACGGCGATCGGCGGCGGGTACGTGCTGGAGCCATTGGAGCCAGATGCGGAGAGGCTTGCAGAAACGCTCCGCCGATATGCGATGGACGAGCTGATGGCTGAAGTGCTGAGAGGCCAGCACGTTCGATAGGGATCGCAAAATAGGTCGGTTCATTTGCCCACCACCTGGCTGTCGAACACAGCGAATGCAGCCTTGCAGGCCGGTTTGCCGCAACGCTGGCGGCCAGTGATCGTCTCGGCAGCAACCTCCGTCTCCTCAGTGTGGAAGGGGATACCGCAAGCGGGACCACGGTCTGCCCCCCACTTGTTGCCGGGGCGATCCACGATGGCGTGCCACTTGGGTGGGCGCGGGTTGTGACCGTGGCCGGCTGGACATGCGTAGAACGACGCATCGCGCAGGGCGGCCTTCACGATTGCACCGCCTGGCTGTCGATATGCCGCTGCCGCCGGACGTCGATCACGCCCAGCACCGAGTTGCGGCGCACCACGTCGTGCCCGTCGATCTGGCCGACTACGCCAACCACGCAAACGGCTCGGCGCAGTTCGTCCAGGTCCACGGCTTGTGCGCGCGGGGACTCCCAGTGGCCCGTGCCATCGTTCACCCATGTCCATCCAGTGGAGGCGAGCACAGCAGCGGCTGCGGCGTTCTTGCGCGCATCATCGACGGCGTCCATTGCGGTCCTGATTGACCGATTGGTGGGAAACGCCGGGTGATCGGCGGCGCACTCCTTCCAACGAGCATCGGGATCGACGCCTAGGTGCGACCAGAGCGATGCCAGCGTAGCCGACGGCTTGCGGCCGCCATTCGGATAGATGCAAACGTCGGCGCTGCCGCCCTTCCGATGCCGGCGAACATGGTGAACCTCGCGAATCCAGCGCATGTTCCCGTTGACGTTGCTGGTCACGATGAATGTCGCATCGCCAACCGTCAGGCGGTGCTTACGGTTGCGCTGCGGCGGGTAGTCGGGATAGTCGATCATGCTCACTGGGCACCTTCCTTGGCCGCGCGCGCGGCGAGGTAGTCGCCCAGCACAGTGCCGGTCTGATCGTCGGCCAAGACATTGGCGGAACGGGGGGAGATACCAACGCTGTCGTCGCCTTCGTCGAATGCGCCCTGGAAGCGGAGCAGCGGCTTCTCATGCCATTCGTCCGGCAGCAGATGATCCAGAACGCCCTCACCGAGGCTGGTGCTCAGCTCGCGGACTTCGTGGAACTCATGCAGACGGCCGTTGTCCCATGCCATCCCTGCGCAGGTCTGGCAGATGACCACCTCGTCCGTGCGGTCGCAGTTGGTGCAGGCATAGCCCACCGGCTCCCCCACCGGCTGGCGGGCGCCAGAGAGCGCGGCATACTCGGCGAAGGCATTGCGGATCGCTTCGCGCGATTCCTCGGGTGCGTCCGTGGTGAGGTAGCCAAGTACCCAGTCGGCGCTGATGCCCACCGGCTGGCGGGCGGCGAGGGCTGCGTGGATCGCATTCCGTGCAGCGATCATGTCGAACTCGTCGCCTTCGCTTCCCGCCACATAGGCGTCGACCCGAATGCGATCAACCTCTGGCCAATAGTGGGGCGCATCCCCCAGTCTCACCCTCCCACCGGGCTGCACGTCCGCCAGGGTCTTGTTGTCGGTGGTCATGCACTCTTCTCCAGAAGGAAATTGGTGTCGATGTGCCAGCCGGCCTCACGGGCTCCGAGCAGTCGCAGCTCGTTGGTGTCGAATTCATCCAGGCCGAGCATCCTGGCGACGAGCTCGATGTGGTTCGGCGAGATGGGCCGGTCGCGGTAGAACAGGTCGTAGACGTTGTGCTTCGAGCAGCCCCAGACCTCGGCCAAGTCCTGCATGCGCTTGCCTTCCTCCAAGAGGTGGCGCTTCAAGTGCGCGCGCACGCTGTCGACCGAGCGGGGGATGCGAATCGGACGGCCACCGGCTGCCATGCCGTTGTTGGCGTGCTGGCGTCGGATGCTCATGCGGCCTCCGCCTGCGGCAAAGCCACCGGGTCCAGGTTGGCGTCGATCAAGGCGTAGAACGGCGGTGGGCTGACGCTATTGCCGCACATGCGCACCTGGGCCGTGGTCTTCAGTACCGTGCCGTCGGCGGTGTGGTCGATGATGTAGGTCACCGGGAAGCCCTGCGCGCGGAAGAGCTCATGCGGCTTGAGCATGCGCAGGCCGATATCCACGATGACGTAGGGCGTGCCCTTGATGACCACGGTGACCAGCGCCAAGCGATCCTTGGTAGTCACCGTGTCTACTGGGTCGTGCAGATCCACGGCGATGCCGCTGCCGTAGTACTTCACCAGGAACGCTGCCACGCGCAGGGCGCCCGCTTCCTGTTCCGGGCTCAGGGTGCATTCCACTTCGGCGAAGCGCGTTGCACCGGCGAGCACGGTCGGAAGAGGCACCCGCAGGTCGTTCCCCACCACGTTCTCCGCCATCGCCGTCAGGTGTGCAGCGACCAGGCGCTGCTGGCTGCCGCTGGCAGTAATGGTGCTGACCGGGTCGCGAGCATCGTTGCCTGCCCCCTCATAGAACCCGCCGTTGGCCTGTTCCAGAAATGCGGTCGCCAACCCATGGTGGTTGCCTTGGGCAGCGATGGTCGCTATCGGCTCGCACGCATCGCCACCCGCCATGTTGTTGCGCAGGGTGACCAGTGACGCAGCGGCCACGCCGAGGGCATGCGCGGCGCCTGCCGGGCGTGCGGCACCAGCACCAGAAGTGATCGTCGGCACGGGCTCGGTGGCCGCCGTGCCGATGCTGTCGCCGCGGAACTTCACCAGATGCGGCGCGGCCACAGCGTGCTTTACACCGCCCGCGACAATCGTGCCCAGCGGCTGCTGCAGATCCAGCGCACGCGGGGCCTGGCCCTCGCGCTCGCCATAGCCGGTCTGGACAAGTGTCGGGGATACTACCGAGAAGTGCCCACCCTTCACTCCGGCGCAGACGGTAGGAAGTGGCTCGTCCGCTGCCATCGTCCGTTGACGGCTTGCGTTGGCATGCTCGGTGAGGAACGGCGCCAGCTCCGGCGCCACCAGCATCAGCTCGCCGCGATTGGCGGCAGTGATGGTACGCATGGGGTCGCGCACGCTATGCACGCGATCTCCGCCCTGGTGCGTTGCAGGGACGATGAAGGGATCGGCCGAGTTGATGACGTGCCGCATGACGCCCTTGGCGATGCGGCGCATGGTTGCGTCGGCCAGCGGCCGGTCCCGAGTAAAGATGGACGGGCAGGGAATCGAGAAGTCCAGGCAATCAGCAGCAGTCACGCGCGGCTTCTGTCCCGGGGCTGTGCCATGGGTCGGCTCGGGCCACACGATGGGCTGGCCATCGCGGCGACCGAGCAGGAACAGACGTTCGCGGCTGGTGCCGGCGCCGTAATCGCTGGCCACCAGCTTCCGCCACTCCACCGCGTAGCCCAGCGCCCGCAGTGCTGCGACGAACTGCCGCCAAGTGCGGCCGCTGTAGCGCTTATGGGGGACAAGAGCCTGGCGCTCGACGGGCACCCGCTCGCCCTTGTCGGCGACTCGGTTGACCATGACCGGCTTGCCGCGCCGGAACAGCGGCTTTCCCGACTCCGGATGCACGGCCTGGACCAAGTCAAGGGTGATCACCCGGCCGGACTTGGAGCAGCGCTTTGCCACCAGCGGACCCCAGGTCAGGATCTGCCACACGTTCTCCATGGAGATGATGCGCGGCGCGGTGTTGGTCCCGTACAGCCGATCAGCACGCAGCAGCTGGCCAACCCACTTCAGCACCACCCACGACAATGCGCGGGTCTTGCGGCTGCGCGGCTGGCCGCCCTTGGCCTGGCTGAAGTGCGTGCAGTCCGGCGAGGCATGGAACCAGCCGATGGGCCGGCCGGCCACGTCCACGCGTGGGTCTGCGTGCCAGATATCCTCGCGGTGGTGCTGGGTCAGGGGGTGGTTGGCGGCGTGCATGCCGATGGCCAGCTCATCGTGGTTGTAGGCCAGGGCGGGATCGATGCCGATGGCCTGCTTAAGCCCTTCCGATGCGCCGCCACCGCCGGCGAACAGATCCACGACGATCTCGCCGGGGCGCAGGCGGGAGACCTGTGGCGGCGGGAAGTTGAAGGAGCGGGAACCGTCAGCCATGTGCTGCCTCCCAGGCAATGATCGCCTCGGCAGCAAGCGGTCGCACGAACCATGCGGCTGGACCATCTTCGGTGTCACCCAGCCACACCAGGCGCCAATCTGCGTCGGGGCCAATAGGCTGCCACGCGCGCATCTCGTCCCAGTAACGATGGTCGCCGCTCTGCACGGCCTCTTCGGTGAAGTCGCCAGACGTCACCTGCAGGTCGAATCCCTGCGCGAGGAACAACGGCCGCAACGACACCTCGCGACCGTCAGCCCACATTGGCACATCCGGATGGCACGGGACCTCGCCGTCGGCGTTGCGCGCCGGGAGCCGACTGGGGTGGTACAGGCCGCGCCACGGGTCTGCTGGATCGACAGCGGTGCGGGACTGATTCCTGACCAGCTCCAGTAATTCGGTCGCCTGCGCCAGCCGGGCACGGGTGGTGTCGCAGAGCGGCGTGTCGCCGTCCTGCATGCTGCTGCGCAGAGTCGCCACATAGGCGGTTACTGCGGCTTCGAACACGCGCAGATCCTGCAAGCGCGGCAGGCGGTGGTGTAGATCCCGCAGCGCGGTCTGGGCCTGGCCGAGGGTGATGGCCTTCGCCTGATTGGGCAGCCACACGGCCTCGACAGCGATCGCACTGATCGTTTCGAATGCGTCGCGCAGAACGGGGCAGTTCGTGGGAAGAAGCGTGAGGTTCGCGGTCATTGGCGGGCCTGATCGAATAGGGTGAAAGTGTTCACAAAGGCGCCAGCGAGCGGCGCTTTGCATGCGGCGTGGGTGTCCCCGGACGGGCGACGAGGAAACGGCGGCATGCGGCGGTACCGGCCGTTGGGATCAGCGGCGTACTTCCCGTCTCTGAGTCGCACCGCCTGGTACTGGGGAAATGCCTCATCAGGCAATGCCTCGCGCGCCTCCTTGATCAGCGCGACGAAGCGCTCCTGCCAGTCAATGGGCATGGACTGCAGGGTTCGGCGCGGCACCACCAGGTAGGCGGCGCGACTGAGGCCGAAGGCATGCCAAACCGGCCCATCGGAATAGGTACTGCCAGGCCTTCCGGGTTCGGTGACGGTCGCCGCGTGCGAATCGCTGCTCATGGAGGCCTCAGCCGATATCGTGGGTTGCCATGCGCTCTGCATAGCTACCGTGGTTGGCCGCGTGACGGCTCATCAGCGGGCGAAGCGGGGTGTGCCCCAGCACTTCGATGTGCCCGCCCGCTGCGAGGAAGGCGTCCAGGTCGTCGGCCAACTGCTGCCGGTCGAGTTCCCTGTGTCGAATCGTGGTCGCCGCGTCACTGACGCCGGTGAGCGGACCTACCACGCAGGTCGGACGCTCACGCACGGGTGCCGCACGCAGCGGTGCGATCGCATGTTGCGTGTGGCTGGATAGGCGCCAGATCCCGCGCACGCCGGAGCGATGGCAGATGGCCTGGCCGCTGCGTGCCAACCCTTTCAACGTGTAGCCGATAGCCTGGTGCGTGCTGTTGATGCGACCAGCGGTCTTGATCTGTTCGACCGTAGCGCCTTGCGGGAACATAGACAGGACCTTGCGCACTTCGGCGGCCCGGCCGATCTGTTGCGGGCGGGCGCTCATGCGCGGGCCTCCGCGAGCAGTTCGCGCATTGCCGAGCCGTGGTGCAGGACACGCGACGATTGGTGAGCAACGGCGTCCGGATTGTTGGTCAGGACGAGCGTGTCCTCCAGGGGATACGCGGTGTGGCCGTCCCAGTCGTCCAGTACCTCCCGCAGGCCAAAGTGCGCGCGCAGTTCCTGTGCGTTGGAGGTCTTGCCGCAGCGTTGCGGCCCGTAGATGACAACAGAACGGTTCATGCGGCGATTCCTCGCGTGCGGCGCGTAGCGCGGTTGTTGGGGGAGATCGAACGAACGCGCACGCCTTGGCGGTCGAGCCAGCGATGCGCGGCCTGTGCGGCAAGTCGGTTTAGAGAGAACGAGACGCCACCGAGGGTGAGCGAGTGGTGCGATACCCCCACGCTCCGGCTGGCGCTGGCGGCGACCTTCAGGAGCGACTCGCGCGGGGCAGCGGTGTAGAGGCCGGCCCATAGCCAGCCTTGGCACACCATCAGCACGAGCGACTCGCCCTGGTGGCCGGTGGCGAACTGCTGCTCGACGGGCAGCGTTGGCTGCGCGCTCATGCCGACAGCGCCAGGTCACGGGCCTTGGCGATCTCGGCCTCGGCGGCGGCGATGCCGATGGCGGTCAAGGTCGCCTTGCGCGGCAGCTGCGGGTCGTCGTACCGGATCAGCACGCGCTCATCCAGCCAGTTCATGACGCGACGCGTGAACAGCTTCTCGGGGCGGTTGCGGGGTGCAAACCCGTTGGCAGTGCGGTGGAGGGAGTGATCCGAAGCGCCATGCGCTGCGAGCAACGCGGCTTTTTCCTTCGGCTTGAGTGGAGCGGACATGGGCTGTTCTCCTGGTCAGGCAGCGATAGGCGTGGAAGGGGAGTCGGCGGCGATCTCGGCCAGTACCTCGCCGCGATGGCGGGCGAGCAGGGAGATCGGGATGCGAAGGTGCGCGAGGCTTGCGTCAGTCCAACGCAGCTCTGCCAACGCGGCTTTTTCCATCGGTACCGGGCGAGTGGCTAGGCCACACCGGTGGCATTCGATGTGCAGCAGCGGCGGGCAGGGGGCGCCCAGGCGATGGCCGGTCGGGGCGCCTTCGGTCACCACGATGTGAGGTCGATGGCCGGGCCCACACAGCGGCACGGAATCGGGGAGCGGGCGAGAGGTCTGGCGCATGGTCAGCCCCTCACCGAGGTGCTGAGCGCCCAGCGTGCCTTGGCCGCATCACGGTCAGCATGCGCTTGGTGGATCTCCGCGATACGCAGCGGCACGACAACGGCGGCTGCCAGTGCGACGGCTGCCCAAGCGAGGCGGAGGCGGCGGCTCATGCAGCACCGCCGTTGGCATGCTCGGCTAGGAAGGCTTGGATCTTCGGGGCGAGGGTGTCCGCCAGATCGAAGGAGGCCGAGCCGAGCCACAGAGCAGCAGGGGCGTGGGTGAAAGCATCGGGGGCATCTACGCGCGGTACTTGGCCGGGACTGGCGCAGGCGAAGGCAATCCCTCGGTGCTTCCTGTCCTTCCCTACGAAGGTGTAGAGCGATATGCGCCAGGAGTTGTCGCCGTCCCGGGTAAGGCCGAGGTTGGCGCCGAAGCACTTGGCAGTGAAATTGACTGGGGCGCTCATGCCCGCACCTCCGCAGACATGTCGCGCGAGCAGGCCTCCAGGCGGAGGCTGGCGACGCCCATGCGCCGGGAGCGGCGCAGCTGGTTGCGGTTGTGTTCGCCCTTGCTGCGTACCCATAGGGTTCGGGCGGTGCTGTGATCGCGTGCTGCCACGGCCCGCAGGGCCTTCACGGCCAACAGCGGCAGCAGGCAGGGGCTTGGATCGGCGTAGCGATGGGACATGGCGCGCTCCTGTTCGAAGGAGGGCGCCGGCGGGTCAGGTGCCGAGGGGGCGGCTGCTGCCGGTCAGGGGAGGGGCCGGCAGGGTGGCGACCCGCCGGTCGCCCGCCAGCTAGAGAGCTGGCAGGGCGGACTCTACAAACAAACTTGCGTGCAAGTCAACAAGAAAACTTGCGTCTCGGACATTGCAGGGCTCAAGGCGCCCGTTGGGGGCAGGTTTGGCACCCGGCTGAATAGGCCCATGGGTGTTAATCTCCGGGCCTTCAAAGGAGGAGGGGGCCTATGGAAGTTTTCTTCAGCACGATGGGTGCGTTGGGTGTTTGGCTCGTGGCGCTTGCTGTGTTTGCATTGGCCCTGCTGGGGCTGCTCATGCCCTTGGCGGTTTTTGGTATCAAGCCTCTGTTGCGGGTCCTGATAGAGGAGCAACGCAAAACCAACCGCATGCTCGCAAAGCAGGGGCTTCGGGATCAGGGTATGGAACCAAGGGACGTGGCAAGTGTTGCCACGTCCAGAGACGACGGTGAGCCGCAGACGCTGGAGGAATTCATTCGCGAGCGTGGTGGGCGTAGCCCGTAAGCCCGCCAATTATGGGCGTGGCAGCACTTCGGCCATGTTCTTGATAAGTCCGGTTTGTTCAAGGGGGAAGCCTTCGATGATCGCTTCCCTCGCTTCTTCCATCTCGCAGAGCAGCGTGCGCAGCTCTGTCGCGGATAGGTCGCTGAGACGTTGTCTCAGGATTAGGTGCTGGTCGACTAGCCAGTTGAGCTGGAAGGCTTCGCGCAGCAGCCGAATCCTCCGCATGTATGCCAGGGCGATGGCGTCGCTGGGCCCAGTCGTATGACACTGGCGCAGGCACTTTCCATCGGGCGGCTGAGCTTGCTGCCGAACCTTGCTAGCGAGTGCCTGCGCGAGAGCTTCCAGTGCTGCCGCTTCCTTCATGATCAACCCCCTTTGAAATCTGGCGCTTCCGCAGGTGTGCGGTGAAGTCGACCACGTTGTCCGGCGTAACTGCCTTCTCCTGGCGCGCAGCCAGGTAGCTGTGAGCCAAGATGACAATCGAGGCGTCGTTCGCGTCTTCTGGGTCGAACGACGATCCAAGAGCGAGGCAGGCCAGGCGGACAAGTTGATACGACGCGGCAAGGGTAGGAGCGTCGAGTTGCACGGGTTGAGACTGTGCGGAACGAGGTGAAGAGAGCGCGCTAAGGGGCTCGCTTTTGTCCCAGCTTAGGAACTGCTCCACAGACATACCGAATGCCCGTGCCAGTTCCAGCATGTACCTGGGGCGACGGGTAGGGGTGTCTAGTAGTTGCTGGATATGCTGGTACTTCACGTTGGGAGCGCCAGCAGCGCGGACCCGGGCTGCGAGAGCCTCCACGCCAAGCCCGTGGGCCTCCATCAGGCCCCGTGTGATTTCACCGATCAACATGCAAACAATCTTGCACTGTTGATTCGCAAGAAAGATTGCGCTAGTTTGTCGCAAGAATTCTTGTGAACGGGCATTCCATGACCCCTCTGCAACGGGCAATCGCGATCTGTGGGACCCAGAGTGAGCTGGCGCGGCGGGTGACCGGCAAGCCCGCGACCGGCTACGTCTATCACTGGCGAAAAAACGGTGTAACCGAGGAGGTGGCGATTGCCATCGAGAGGGCGGTCGCCTCGGCGATGGCTGAGAACCAGGACGCCGCGAAGCGAGCCGATACCCTCGGAGGCAGAGTGACGGCCGACGAGCTGATACCGGATGTGCGCTGGGAGCGTGATGCGGGTGGCGCCATCGTCGGCTACTTCAAGCGCGTCAGCGGGTTGCCGGGGATGACTCATGCCAACCCGTGACCCTGCGCTAATTATCTCCATAGCTCGCTACGGCTGGCTGCGCGGGCACCAGCGCTACCGGTTGTTCCGTATCCGGCAGCAGATCCGCAAGAGCGGGGTGGTTGTGATGCTCCTGGCGATGATTGCCCTTCTTGTACTCGGAGTGCAGAGGCGCCCACAGGACTGCAACAACCCCGCCGGCTCCGGTGTGAACGTCAAAGGATCGGATGGCCTGAAGGCGCATGCGCGTAGGGAACGTGATGATCTCTGGCATGAGGGCAATGTTGAGTACAGCGCTCCCCTGGACGGAACGATGAAATGTTCCGCATTTCAGGGGGCTGCATGACCTGTCTCCGCTCTGACCTGTATTGGCGGGACGCCCTGCACAACGCAGTGGCCCGCGCCCCAGGTGGGCTGCAGGATGCGGCAGCCCACATCAGCAAGCGCCGAGGCAAGTCGATATCGGCGGAGACACTGCGCAAGAAGCTTCGGGGCATCGATGGTGAATCGGTCTCAATGGAGATGGCCGAGATCCTGACGGACTACTTGTTGCTGTTCGTCGGCACGCAAGACATTGCCACGGACTGGGTTTGTTCGCTCGCAGGTCAGTACAGCCTGATGGTTGACTACGTGCCGCCGCCGCCGAAGGGCGGTTGGCCCGATGAGCTGGCTGCGATCCAGGCAAAGCTGCTGGAGCTGCACAAACTGACGGGCGCATTGGCCGGTGCGGGTATCGACGCGTTGGCCGACCAGCGTCTGACCGTTCCGGAGGCGGATCGAATCCAAGACCTGTCGCGCGAGGTACGCAAGCTCTGCTACCGCCTCGAGCGCAACGCATGCCGTGCGGCTGGACAGCAGGGGATGGAGGACTGACGTGGCGACCCACCACGCCCATCGATCCAAGCATCGAAGGCGTGGCCTACCCAGCGCATCTGCGCGGCAAGCCATGGAACTCGCAGCACTGGCGCTGACTGATGCAGTGCCCGGGTTGATTGGTGAAGAAGCAATGGCGGAGCGCGAGCGCATCCGCCAGAGACAAGAGCAACAAGACAACCGGCAGCACAGCCTGCCTTTGGGGAACCCTGATGTACCAAGCAAGCATTGATGTGGCCCCATCCCCCCGGGTGGCTTGTGAAAGGCCGTGTGCTGGACCCGCTACTGAATCCGCCCTGGGATTGAGAGGCGTTCTCGATACCAGCGATGGGTCCTTCCTGGACCTGACGAACGCGGGTATTCCGACGCGCATTTCCTGGGTAGATAGCAGCTCGGGAAACTACTGAATGTCTGCAAGACTTCCTACCAACTTCGATGACGTGCTTTCACAGCTACAGTCAGCGGGGCTGCTGGTAACCGGGGCCGATCTACTCACCGATGGCCGCATGGTGCGATGCCGTGTCAGCGGTTCACGCGAAAAGCGCGGCTGGTACTGCCTTCATGAGCTCGATACTGACGATGGCGACTTGCTCGCCATAGGCACGTTCGGCGTGTGGCAGGGAAATGAGAATGGCGCCACAAAGATCGATCTCCGAAAGCGAGACGGGGCCTTCTCCGACGTGCAGCGCGAAGCGATGCGCAATCGATTGGCGGAGGATCGTCGCAGGGCCGAGGCCGCGCGCAAGTCCCAGGCAAAGCGTGCGGCAGACAGGGCTACCGCAGCTTGGGCCAAGGCCCACGCAGTCGGTGAGGCCGATTACCTGGTCAGCAAGGGAGTGCAGGGCTTTGGATTGCGCTACGGCAGCACGGGCGTGGCGCTGGTGCCATTGCTCGACACCAACGGTCAGGTTCATGGTCTGCAGGTGCTGCGAAGCGCCAAGCAGGCAGCAGCCGGCCGCAAGCCCGCGAAGGAGTATTGGCCGGCGGGTATGGTCAAGAAGGGGCACTTCCACCTGATCGGCGGTAGCCCACAATGGATACTGTTGGTCGCAGAGGGATTCGCGACCGCAGCCACATTGCATATGGCCACCGGCTACCCCGTGGCCGTGGCGTTCGATGCCGGGAACATGTTGGCTGTGGCCTCGGCTCTGGCGAGGCGCTACCGGGGCGTCAAGATGCTGCTGTGCGCAGACGATGACGTGCTACAGAAATGCAGGCACTGCAAGAGCCGGCTGGTGCTCGCCGAGCACCCGCAGTTCTGTCCCTCCTGCGCGCAGCCACATGGCGCATCGAACGCGGGCCTGCTCGGCGCCGGGGCCGCAGCGCTGGACGTGGGCGGAGCAGTGCTGCATCCGGTGTTTGCGGACGAATCAGCCAGGCGCGAGCGCTTCATTGACAGCGGCCGCAAGGTCAGCGACTTCAATGATCTGCACGCTCAAGAGGGCCTGCACGTTGTGCGGGCGCAGGTCGAGGCCCGTCTCACGGAGCTGTCATGGCGGGTGCCCGCCGAAAAACGCGCGCCTTCCATTACCAGCGACGGGGGCGCGGGGAATGACCGCCTGGCGCCGATACACTCGTTGAACGAGTTGCTCGAGCGCTTCGCCCTGGTCTACGGGCAGGGCGGCACGGTGTTCGACCACAAGGAACATATGCTCGTTGCGCTGGGCGATATGCGTGACGCATGCGTGCGCAAGGAACTGCACCGGGCGTGGATGGAGCACTCGGATCGGTCCATCGTGCGCGTGCGTGAAGTTGACTTCGATCCGTCGTGCGAGAAGCCTGGGGTGACGTGCAATCTCTTTGCCGGTTGGCCGACCATACCGCAGGAGGGCAACTGCGACCGGCTATTGCAGTTGCTCTGGCACATGTGCGGCAACGAGGCCAATCAGAAGGCGCTGTACGACTGGGTCGTGAAGTGGCTTGCCTACCCGTTGCAGCACCCTGGCGCAAAGATGAAGTCGACCATCGTCATTCATGGTCCGCAGGGCACCGGCAAGAACATGTTCTTCGATGAGTACATGAAGCTCTACGGTGACTATGGTCGCGTGCTTGACCAGGCGGCGCTGGAAGACAAGTTCAACGACTGGGCAAGCCGAAAACTGTTCCTGCTGGCCGATGAGGTGGTAGCACGCACCGAGGTGTACCACCTGAAGAACAAGCTCAAGGCGCTGATCACGGGTGACCGCATCCGCATCAACCCGAAGAACATCCAGGCCTACGAGGAAGACAATCACGCGAACCTGGTGTTCCTCTCCAACGAGGCGATGCCTGTCGTGCTGGAGGAGGATGACCGGCGCCATGCGGTGATCTGGACGCCGGACAAGCTCAGTCAAGAGTTCTATACCGAGGTACTGGCCGATATCCGCAATGGCGCCACGGCGGCGCTGCACCACTATTTGCTGCAGGTGGATCTGACCGGCTTCACCAATGGCACCAACCCGCCGATGACCCAGGCGAAAGAGGAGCTGATTGGCCTGAGTCAGGATAGCCCGCAGCGCTTCTTGGACGAGCTTTACGGCGACGACATCCCCGGGCTCAAGCCCATGCCGGCGCTGTCGAAGGAGTGGTACGAGGTCTACAAGGCTTGGTGCGCGCGAGAGGGCCTACCCCGCCCAGCACCTTCGCCCAAGTTCATCAATGCGCTGGTGCGCAAGCGCCAGATCGTCCACCCGGACAGGGCGCGAAAGCGCTACCAGATCGAGCAGACCGTGAACGGTCCCCACGGGTTCCTGATGCTCGGCAACTGCACCGTGCCTGACGGGAAGACAGAGGCAGCATGGCTGGGAGACCAGGTCGTGTCCTTCCGTCGCATGTTCTCCGACTACAAGGGGCGTGCGTGATCACTGTGCCCATCAATGTGCGGTGTGTGCGGGATGTGCGGGCAGAAGTGCGGGCACTGAATTGCCGTGAATCTCTTGCGGCAGTGGGCGTGTGTGGGACGTGCGGGCATCGGCCTACATGGGCGGGCGCGGGCGCGAACGGGCACCCCGCTGCCACACCGCAACGCGCCTCGCGTGCGTATACAGGTGACCGCACATCCCGCACACGCCGCACACGCCCTGTGCCACATCGATTCAGCGGCTATCGCATCCCGCACACGCCGCCGCACAGCCCGCACATGCTCGCGCGCGCGCGTTTTTCCGCTTTAACGATCTTCGAAGGGAATGGAGTAGGGGGTATCAATGGCTGAGGAAGACCTGACGATCACTGGCAAAGAGCTAGCCTCGCTGATCGGCTGCAAGCCGTCCTACGTGGTCGAGCTGCGAAAGAAGGGCAGGGTGGTGGTGGGGGCGGGTGGCAAGGGATTCCTGAAGGCCGCCTCCCTGGAGCTCTACGCTCGCACCGCAGACCCGGTCTATGCCGGCATCGCCCAGCGGCACGCAGAGGAGCGTGGCAGCTCGCTGCTGGGGAGCGGGGAGGGTGCCAATGCTCTCGACCCCGACATCGATGACGATGAAGAGGACAGCGACGAGGACGATTCCAGGCCCTCACGGGCCGGCCGGCCGCAGACCCCGGATTCCGCGCGCAAAGCAAAGGCGCTGGCCGACAAGGCGGAGACCGACGCGCACATGGCGCATATCGCGCTGCAGAAGGAGCTGGGGCTGCTGCTGCCTCGCGCGGACGTAGAAGCCTTCCTCGCTGAGCACGCAACGACATTCCGGGGGGCGATGGAGCGCCTGGCCGATACGCTGGCGCCGCAGCTAGCCGCCACGCTGGATGAGGCTGGGTGCCGGCGGCTGGTCTGGGATGAGGTGAGCCACGCTTTGGAAGAACTTAGCCAGGGCTTCCGCACGTTGGCAGCCAAGGCAGCGGAGGCTGCGGAATGATGGAGGCACAGAGCTGCCTGGCGTTGGTGCTGGCGCGCTCGCTGCAGCCGCGACGGCCGATGAGCGTGTCGCAGTGGTGCGATGAGCACATGCGTCTGTCCACCAAGAGCGGCAGCAAGCCCGGGCGCTGGGTGACGGATCGCAACCCGCCCCTGCGCGAGCCGATGGACAACATGTCTGCCCGAAGCCCCGTCCACGACCAGGTCTGCATGTTCCCGATCCAGTTCGGCAAGAGCCAGCTGGCGACCAATGCCATGGCTTACTGGATGGACTACGCCCCCGGCCCGATGATGTATGCGCTGCCGGGCGAGGTGTCCATGAACAAATGGATCGCCCAGAAGCTCAACCCCATGATCGAGGTCTGTAAAGCGGTCAAGAAGGCGCTGACCAGCACCGCCAGCCGCGACAGCGCCAACCAGCGCACGTTCAAGGACTTCGCTGGTGGCCAGCTGTTCGTGGAGCACATGGGCAGCCCGCAGCGCCTGAAGTCCTCGACGGTGAAGTACCTGCAGGTGGATGAGATCGATGAGGCGCCGCAGCAGCTCTCCACTGGCGACGATCCGGTGAAGATGCTAGACGGCCGTACATCGTCTTTCCCGACCACCTACAAGCGGCAGTACATCAGCACCCCGGGCATCGCAGGGCTCAGCCGGATTGCGAAGCTGTACGACAAGAGCGATCAGCGTCGGTATCACGTGCCGTGTCCCCACTGCGGCCACTTCCAGGCGTTGCAGTGGAGTGGCCTGGTGTGGTCGCCCGACAGGAGTCGCGCGTGGTATGCGTGCTGCGAGTGTGGCGTCGCGATCGAGGAACACTGCAAGACAGAGATGATTGCCAAGGGGCGCTGGGTCGCTGCCAATCCTGACTCGCAGATCCGCGGCTACACCATCAACTGCCTGTACTACCAGTTTGGCCTGGGTCCACGCTGGCTGGACCTGGTGAAAGAGTGGCTGGAGGCGCAGGGCGATCCAGCTTCCCTCAAGACCTTCGTGAATGACCGCTTGGCAGAGACGTGGGAAGACCCGGCAATGCGGGCAGTCAAGCACAACGTCATCAAGGATCGTGCCGAGCCGTATGCGCTTCGCTCGGCTCCGCAAGGTGTGCTGGCTATCACCGTAGGAGTGGATACGCAGGACAACCGCCTTGCTATTCACGTCGTCGGCTGGGGACGAGGTATGACCGCCTGGACGCTGGACTATGTGGAACTGCAGGGCGATCCAGCCGAGGAAGCGGTGTGGGTAGCCCTGACCGATTTGCTCAACCGCGCAATCGAGCGCGAAGATGGCGCGCTGCTCCGGCCGATGGCAGTGGCCATCGACGCTGGTGGCCACCGCACCGAGGCCGTCAAAAACTACGTCCGTCAGCGGCGCATCACTCGTCCAATGTGCATCTTCGGTGCCGTACCCAACAACGCTCCCGTGCTGTCCAAGGGCAAGCTGGCTGACGTCACCTGGAAGGGCAAGACTGACAAGCGCGGCATCACCATCAACCACGTGGGGACCGTTGCAGCCAAGCACTACCTCTACAGCCGTCTGTCGGCCGACGCCGAGCGCAAGCCCGAGAATCGCATGGTCCACCTCAGTGACCAGCTGCCGGAGGAGTTCTTTCCGGGCCTGGTGTCGGAGGTATACAACCCAGTCAAGAATCGCTTTGAGAAGAAGGTGACCCGAAACGAGCCGTTGGACACATGGGTGTATGCCTACGCGGCGACCCATCACCCAGAGGTTCGCATCAACCGCTTCACGCGTTCAGATTGGGACCTTCTGGAACAACGGCTGGCTGCGCCGCCAAGCGTCAGCGTTTCACGCGAAACGCCAGCTGCTGCGTCGGAGGCCGACGCTCCCACTGATTCCCGTGAAACACCGAGCGTGCCTCGCCGGCAACGGCCCGCGCAGCCTCGCGGCATGGGGAGGCAGTGGTGAGCAGGAACACAGTACGAAACAAGGTGCGAATCAGTGAACTGACCGAGGAGCTCGCGGTCGGCGCCGCGCTGCGCCTGCGGTGTGACAGCGACGATATACGCAGCGTTGTGGAGGCCGTGGTGGCCTACCTTGTCGAAGAGTACCCAGCCCAGGATCTGTACATCCCCGCCAGCATGCAGAGCAGTGCCTACCCTGTAGATGCGATCCGGAAAGGGATGCAGGAACAGGAGTCGGTACGGTCGCTGTGTAGAAGGTTCAGGATCGACAGACGGACGCTGTACCGTTTGCTTGATGAGCCTTGCGCCAATGAGTAGGTGGTGCGGGTGAGTTCCCCGAGACTCACCCGCACTTGATCAGGAAACTGGCATCCATGATCTCGCGGATGCCTGACTGATGAGCTGGACCAAAGACGATGTGCAGAGGCTGAAGGCCGCCATCGCCAGCGGCCAGTTGTCCGTTCGGCATGGTGATCGTCAGATCACGTATCAGTCCGTCGAAGCAATGTTGACGGCATTGGACCGCATGGAAGCTGAGGTTGCCGCCACGACGGCTGGGCGACGGAAGTCGGCGACGCGCCGTTACCGCTTCACGACGCTGAGGGGCTTCTGACATGGCGGCCTCGCTGCTGGACAGGGTCATCGGCGCCATTTCTCCGCAGGCAGCCCTGAAGCGTCACCGCGCCAGGGCGACGCTGGAGGCGGTACGCGCCTACGAGGGCGCCTCGCGCACTGATGGTTGGCGTGTTCGTAGGGCGGGGGCCAGCGCGAACACCGATCACCTGGCAGACGCCCGCGAGCTGCGCAACCGCGCTCGGGCACTGGTCCAGAACGTTCCGTACTGCGCGCGGTCCCTCCAGGTGCTGGTGAGCGCAACGATTGGGACTGGCATTACTCCCAAGGCCGAAGGGCCGAACGCTCCTGCGCTGGACACCCTGTGGGGCCGCTGGGCCGAAGTGGCGGACGCGGATGGAAAGTCGGACATCTACGGCCTCATGGCTACTGCGTATCGCGCGATGGAGCAGGACGGCGAAAGCATGATTCGCCGCCGTACCAGGCGTCAGTCGGACGGTCTCGCGGTCCCGCTACAGCTTCAGGTGCTCGAGATCGACTGGCTGGACGGCAATAAGAACGGGTCTGCTTCGGGCGGTGGCCAGATCATCAACGGCATCGAGTACGACGCGATCGGTCGGATTCGCGGCTACTGGTTGTTCGGAGCGCATCCCGGTGAGGCCGTGCGCGGCTCTGTACGCCTGAGTAGTTCGTTGGTGCCGGCGTCCGACATCATCCACCTCTATAACCCCGTCCGGCCTGGGCAGGGGCGCGGCATTACGCGCTTCGCACCGGTGATCGCGCGAGTGCGCGACCTGATGCTGTACGAAGACGCCGAGCTGGCCCGGAAGAACCTGGAAGCCCGACTTGGCGTGATCGTCAGTGGCGACATCGATTCGATGTCCAACGCGGACGATGACGGCCCTTCCCAGCTCGGCTCAGATCGCGATCAAGTCACTGACCTGGGGCCACTGCCCAGCGGTGGCGTTACCCACATCACCGGCGCGACTGCCTTCCAGACTGTCGAGCCCAAGCCGGCAGGCGGCTACGTCGAATACTGCAAGTTCAACGCGCACATCATTACTGCTGGCATCGGTGTGCCGTACGAGTCGGCCACCGGTGATATGCGTGAGGTGAATTTCTCCAGTGCCCGCATCCGGCAGATGGAGTTCCGCCGTGACTGCGAGCAGATGCAGTGGCTGGTCCTGGTCCCTCAGATGTGTAAGCCAATCTGGCGCTGGTTTGATGAAGCTGCCGCGCTCGGTGGCGGTGTGCGTTCCACGGGAAGCACTGCCGACTGGAGCACCCCCCGCTGGGACTACGTCAACCCCAAGCAAGACATCGAATCAGAAATTGCAGCGATGGGTGCCGGTCTCAACTCGCCCAGCGAAGCGCTGCGTCGGCGTGGCTACGACCCGGAAGCGGTGTACGCCGAGATGGGCAAGGACTTCAAGCGGATGAAAGAGACCGGCGCCCTCGAGCTGATGACCTTCCTTCAATCCAGTGGCGCCCGGACCAGCCTGGTCGACGCCTCAACAACCAACGAGGAATGACCATGCCCCAGCCAGCCCAGGCTCCACAGCAGGACGGTACGACGCGCCTCATGCCACCTCAGTTGCGTGAGGCCGAATTGCAGCCAACCAGCTTCGATAGCGAGGCGCGCACGATCGAGCTCCAGTGGACTGCTGGTACGCGCGTGCGCCGCTACGACTGGTGGAACGACACCTACTACTGGGAGGAGCTGGTCGTTGATGAGGCGGCCTGCAACATGGAGCGCCTGTCGTCCGGTGCTGCGCCGGTCCTGGACAGCCATAACACCTGGGGCATCGGCTCTCAGATGGGTGTGGTGGATCGAGCCTGGCTCGCCAATGGCGAAGGCCATGCGCAGATTCGCTTTTCCGGCCGCGAGGAGCTGGCCGGCGTAATCGCCGATATCGGCGCCGGAATCATTCGCAACATCTCGGTTGGCTACACCGTTCAGCGCTATGAGATCGAGCGCGCCGTCAACCCCGGCGATTTGCCGATCTACCGCGCGGTGGAGTGGACGCCGAGCGAGATCAGCTTCGTCACTGTGCCGGCCGACCCGGCAGCAGGTACCCGCAGCAACCAACCCGCACAGGGGACCCCCTGTGTATTCACCCGTAGCGCATCGTCGCAGGAGCACACCATGCCTCAGCCCGCCGCCCGCGCCGCCGAACCGGCGGTCCAGCAGGAACCCATCAACAACGCCCCAGCTCCGGCAGCGCCGGCCGCAGCACCGGCACCGGAAGGTGATACGCGTGCAGCCGACATCGTGGAGCTGGCAACCCGCCATGGCCAGACCGAACATGCCGCTGGCTGGATTCGCGCTGGTCACTCGGTCGATCACGTGCGTGGCCTGATCTTGACCACGCTGGAGCAGCGCGATGCCGCTGCTGGCGGCAACATCAACCGTATCAGCGTCACCGAGGACGAGCAGGATCTGCAGCGCTCCGCTGTGACGCATGCGCTGCTGCACCGAGCCCAGGTGATCGATCCCGCAACCAAGCGGATCTTCGCGCTCACCGGTGACAATCCGGTGCGCGGCCTGACCCTGATGGACCTGGCCCGTCGTAGCCTGGAGTGTTGCGGTGTTCGCACCGATGGCATGGCGAAGCTGGAGCTGGTGGGCCGCGCTTTTACCCAGAGTGGCAGCGACTTCCCGGTGCTGCTGGAAAACACGATGCACAAGGCACTGCAGGCGGCCTACGCCGTCGCGCCGGACACCTGGTCCCGCTGGTGCGTCACGGGCACGGTCAGCGACTTTCGTGAGCACTCGCGCTACCGCGTGGGCAGCATCGGCAACCTCGACAAGCTGACCGAGGCTGGCGAGTTCAAGAACAAGAAGATCCCGGACGGTGAGAAGGCAACCATCAGCGCCGGCACCAAGGGCAACACCATCAACCTGACGCGTCAGGCGATCATCAACGACGATCTGGGCGCGTTCCTCGGCTTGGCCACCGCCTTCGGTCGTGCCGCAAAGCGGACCATTGAGGCCGATGCGTATGCGTTCCTGGCCAGCAATCCGAAGCTGGATTCCAACAAGACGCTGTTCCACGCCGACCACGGCAACATCCTGGCAGCAGCAGTGCCGAGCGTCACCTCGGTAGACGCGATGCGCGTCCAGCTCGCCCAGCAGAAGGATGTGGGCGGGAATGATGTGCTGGATCTGTCGCCGGCGCTCTGGCTCGGCCCGACCAAGTACGGCAGTGCCGCGCGTGTCACCAACAAGGCCGAGTACGACCCGGACGCTGAAGGAAAGCTGCAGCGCCCGAACGCGGTGCAGGGTCTCTTCCGCGACATCGTCGACACCGCGCGCATCAAGGACGACAAGTGGTACCTGTTCGCCGATCCGAACGACTGCCCGGCCATCGAGGTCGCATTCCTTGATGGGATCACCGAACCCTTCCTGGACTACGAGGAAGGCTTCACCGTCGACGGTGTGCGCTGGAAGGCCCGCCTCGACTTCGGCATTGCCGCCCTCGACTATCGCGGCGTGCAGCGCTGCGGCTGATCCCCAACTGGAGCACTGAGACATGGCACAGAACTTCGTATCCGATGGGGACGTGATCCCCTGGACCAACACCACCGAACAGCAGGTTGCATCGGGTCAGGCGGTTGTCGTCGGTCATCAGCTGGGGGTTGCCCTGGTCAACATCGCTGTCGGCGCGACGGGCAGCGTAGCCCTGGGCGGCGTGTTCACGCTGCCGAAGGTGCCGACGGCGGTCTTCGAGCAAGGTGAAAAGCTGGTGTGGAGCGCGAGCGCCAAGGCATTCGACGGAAGCGCCTCGACCGCCGCTGCCGGCGACATCACCGGTGCGGCGTTTGCCTGGGCTGCCGGCTCCGCCGGTCAGGCGACGGCCGAGGTGCGGCTCTCGCCGGGCAACGCCACCAAGGCGTAACCGAATAGGCCGGCACCGCTCACAGATGCCCGTGTGGCGTGAGCGGTGCCGGTTCTTCCACAGCGACAACGGGGGATCGCATGGGCACCACCAGCACGCCGCGCGGCGTACGCAACAACAATCCTGGCAACATCGACCGCACAAGCACGCCGTGGCAGGGTGAGGATCGGTCTGCCGCAGCTATCGCACGTGAGCAGCGCTTCTGCGTGTTCCTGACCCCGCAGGCTGGCTTCCGCGCACTGGCGAAGACCCTGCTTACCTACCAGCGCAAGCATGGCCTGCGCACCGTGAAGGAGATCATCGGGCGCTGGGCCCCGCCGGTGGAAAACAACACCGGTGCTTACGTCCTGCAGGTTGCGACTGCCGTGGGCGTCGCACCTTCGGAGGTCATCCGCCTGGACAACGCGGTCACTCTGAGCCGTCTGGCTACCGCTATCGCCAAGCATGAGAACGGCGGAATGTACTGGCGCCCGGACGTGATCGACGCCGGTGTTGCAGAGGCGCTGCGCTGATGGTCGGCGGCGGCGTCACCGCCACGGCGCCCTGGTGGGCTGCAGGTAGCGTGGTAGCGCTGTGGCTGCTCCGCGAAACGTGGTCGGCGTTCCTCTCGCGTAGGAAGGAGCGTACCGAGACCGACGCCAACGTGGATCTCATCAAGGGCCTGTCCGACCGTGTCTCCTTCCTCGATCAGAGGGTCACCGCACAGGATGAGCGGCTGCAGGCTGAAATGCTGCTGCGGCTCAGGGCGCAGGAGGAGGCCAGCGCCCTGCGCACGCGAGTGCGCCAGCTCGAATCGACGCTGCGCGGCCTTGGTGCGGTTATCCCGCCCGAAGACCCGGTGGTGTCCGCATGATCCGCGCTCTGGTCGTCGCCATCCTCCTGCTGCTGGGTGTCATTGTCTGGCAGCGTGGCTCGGTGTCCATCGCTCACCGTACGGCCGACAAGGCCGTGGCGAGCCGTGACGCCATGGAGGGTGAGCGCGATGCTGCCCGTGCTGAGGCCGATGCCGCCAACGAAACCCTGAAGGTAGAGCGCGGCAGCGCCGCCGCCGCGAACAACCTGGCGTCCAAGTACGAAAAGGAAAAGAACGATGCACAGAAGGCATCTGATCGCCTCATCGCTGATCTTCGTGCTGGCAACCAGCGCCTGCACCAGCGTTGGCAAGCGTCCGTCGCCACCGCAGAGCTGTCCGCGGCCGCCGCTGCCGGCGGCCAGCCTGATGGTCGAGCCGACGACCGAATTGAAAGTGCGGGCCGAGCTATTGGCGCCGCCGCCCAGTGCGACGCCCAGGTGAGAGCGCTACAGGCTTACGCGATGCTGTGTTCGGGAGGTGCGCGGTGAGCGAGCTGGAGTTCCTGCGGGACATGGACGCGACGATCCACGCGTCGTTGGCCCTTGCCGGGATGGCCTCCACGGCCAAGGTGACGGCGGTGAAGAGCGGAACGGTCACTGAGGGCGTGAGGGTCTACATCGATCGCGATGTAGAGACCATCGGCGATCTTCGGCAGTTTGTCGCCGGCCGTGTCGAGGTGTCCTTTCTGCGTGTAGATGTCGAACCTGACCAGGGCGACCGTGTAGAGGTAGGCGGCGAGGTGTTTGTGACCTCGAAGAAGCTCAGTGACGACGGCTCGCGCAGCGTCTGGCTGGTGCGTCGTGGCTGAGCGAGTCGAACCCCTTTCCTGGCAGCTGGTCGAGTTCTTGCGCGGTCGAGTGCAGATGATCCGAGCCAGCGACGGATTTCTCACCGACATAGGTGCGGGGCTGATCGTTGTCGACGATGCCGAGCTGGATGAGGATCAGTCGGGGCCAGCCACGCTCATCTCGGTCCAACAGCTGTCGCGCGTCGGCGGTGGGTCTGCCCAGGTCAACTCCGACGCCTCGGTCACGATTGAGTTTGAGGTGCCGCGAGAGAGCGGAGCGGTGAACCCTCGACTGCTCGTGCACCGCGCCAGGTACGACCTGATTCGCGTGTTGACCTTCAACAACAAGCTGCTGCCCAAGGGCATCACCACGTTTGAGTTGCTTCAAAGCCAGATGGCAACCCTGGAAGACGACGCAGGGCATTCCGCCGTCGTCGCTCAGATCACCGCGCGGGCTGGTCTGACCGAGACCTTTGAGCCCGTCCCCAACCTGTAGGAGCAGCACCACCATGGCACAGCCCAAAGTTCGCAAGTTCGCAGGCGATCTGCGTTTCTGGGAGCACGGCGCGAACGGCGCCCGCATTCCCGTCATCCCGGAGCCGGCCGACAAGTTCGGCAACCAGCCGCTGGAACAGTCGTCGTTGACGTTCAGCTATGAAGCTGGCGACTCGGTGGAGATCAAGAGCAAGCGCCGCGACGCGCGCTATCAGCAAATCATCCACAAGGATTCCAACCCCGGCGTCACCAGCGTCTCGATCACCGCGCTGGAAGTGCCGACGGCCATCCTGGCGCGCATGCTGTACGGCACGCTGGTGGCCACTCAGGTCGCGGCCGGCACCGCGACGGACGTATCCGTGACTGTGGCTAGCGTGGACACGCCGGTGAAGCTGCCGCACAACTTCCTTCTGTCCGATACCGAGCCGACTTTCAAGAAGGGCACGGTCGACTTGGTCAAGGGCACGGATTACACCCTCGACTCCGCGCACGGCCTGCTGATTCCGAAGTCCGGCGGCCAGCTGCAGGCGGGCGATACCGTGGTGGCGAACTACAAGTACGACGCCTATCTGGAAACCGCCATCAGCGGTGGCACCACGCCGAGCAAGTCCTTCCAGATCCTGGGCGACATGCAGGACCGCATCAGCGGTGACGAGGGCCTGCTGACCATCCCGAACGTCGACCTGACCGTAGATGGCGACGTGGACTGGTTCAGCGATGAGCCGATCCAGGTGACGCTGACCGGCCCGGTGATCTTCCAGGCCGGCGAGGCCGATCTGTACACGTTCAAGATCGCAGCGCAGTCGGCGGGCTGAACGAGCTGTTGATTTCGGCAATGGGAGGGCGCCCGAACGGCGCCCTCCAAGCATGAATCAGGAAGGTTCAGTGGCGTCCAATCGCAACAACAACCTGCTCAAGTACTACGTCAGCGGTCGGCGGGCAAAGGGCTTCCACGGCCTCGCCGACCTGGCTGGCGACGTGCTGAACCGGTACGACCTCTCAGTGCGGCGCGCCTTTGTTGGGCTGCAGCGCCGGGCGGGGCCGGCCACGGCGCAGGAGGTCCGCGCCTCCTACAACATCCGGGCGTCTGCTCTGCGAGGCAAGTACCGCGTGGAGACTGGCGAGCGTGGCTACAGCGCGGGCAAGCGCGGCAAGGATGATTTCCTCTCCATCTGGGCGAGCACGCGGCAGATCTCGTTGATCGATTTCAATGGCCGCTGGACCGGCCGTAAATCCAAGGGCGCTACGGCCAGCATCGGCCTCGGCGAGTCGAAGACCTACGAGGGTGCCTTCATCGCCACCATCCAGGGCCGCAGGGCCATACGGGTGCGCAGCTGGGATCGCGCCCAGCAGAAGCGGCACGGGCGAGGCCCGGTGCGCATCCTGCGGGGGCCCAGCCCGTTCGAAATGCTGTCCGGCGCCGATGGCAATAGCCGCGCCTTGGCAGCCCGTCGTCGCCTGATCGATCGATTCCACACCACCTATCTGACTGAGCTGCGCCGTCAGTGGCGCGTCAACGGAAGCACCAATGGCTGATCGGCTGGAAGAAGCAATCCGAGTTGTCATCGAGACGCAGGGCCGCGAGGGTGTGGACGAACTGCGTGCGGCGTTCGGCGACCTTGGCGATGTGTCGGTCGAAACGGCCGGTAAGGCCTCGAAGTTGCTCGATTCCCTGACGGGGCTGAACGAAGCAGCAGCGAAGGCGGATGCCTTCGACGGCATGCTGACCGACCTCGCCGAGCTGGAGCAGCAGTTTGACGCCAACCAGAAAGCCGCGCTGGCCCTCAGTCTTGGCATCGGCGAGATGGAGAAGCCCTCGCGCGAGGTGCTGGCTGCCCAGCGCGAACTGCGGAAGGAGGGCGAGCGCCTGCAGAAGGCGCTCCATGAGCAGTGGGATGCGGTCGCCAAGGCTGATAGCGAGCTGTCCTCGCTGGGGGTCAATACCGCCAACCTGGCCGACCACCAGCAGCGTCTGCGGGTCGAGGCCACCCGTAGTGCGGCAGCACTCACTGAGCAGGCCAGGGCTGCCGCAGCCGAAGCCGAAGCCGGGCGGAGGCGTAAGCAGCAGATCGAGGAAGGCGAGGGTGCCTTCCGCAAGCAGGCCACCACCAGCAAGGCGGCGGCGAAGGCGTTGGCTGAGTACCGCGAGCGCGCCGCTGACGCCGCCGCCGGTAGCGGTGACCTTGCCTCTGCCACCGAGAGCACTGTCAGCTGGTTGGGCAGGCTCAAGGCGGTGGCCGCTGGCGCGATCGCGTTTGTCGGACTGAACCGAGTGGTCGATGGCATCAAGGCCATCGTGAAGGAAGGCAGCGACGCCGAGCAGGAGCTGGCGCAGCTGGAAGCAGCCTTGCACGCCACGGGGCGCACTAGTGAGTTCACCGCGCAGAGCCTGGCCGCCATGCGCCAGCAGCTGCAGAGTGGACTGTTTGACGATGGGCAGATCAGCGCCGCCCAGGTGCGCCTGCTGTCCTACACCAATATTGTGGGCGAGCAGTTCCCGGCAGCGATGCAGATCACCATCGACCAGGCCCAGCGGTTGGGCATGTCGCTGGAGCAGTCTGCCGAGGTCGTTGGCAAGGCTCTGCAGACGCCGTCGAAGGCTATGGAGAGCCTGAGCAAGCAGGGCTTCACACTAGATGACAGCCAGAAGTCGCTTATCAAGAGCCTGGAAGCCACCGGCCAGGTGGCAAAGGCGCAGGCCATCATCCTCGATCTTCTGGCCGAATCCTATGGCGGCGCGGCCGCAGCGGCGAAGGTAGGCACGATCGCTGGCCTGTGGAAGACAGCCACTGATCGCTTCAAGGATTGGAAGCAGGAAGTCGCAGACCAGGGCGTTCTGACCTACTTCAAGGGGCAGCTGTCCGACCTCCTTGCCACGCTGGACAGATTGGCCGCCGATGGCAGCCTCTCGCGCTGGGCCAAGCAGACAGCCCAGGCCATCATTACGATGGCCGAGGCGGTGAAGGGCACTACCCAGTGGGTGGTGGAGCACGCGCGGGTGATTGGTCTCATGGCCGCCGCGTACGCCCAGTTCAAGCTGATCGGCGCGCTCTTGCAGCTGAACGCGTGGCGTGTGGCGCTTCTCGCCACGACACGTGCTCAGTTGGCGAACAACGCCGCAGTGGCCGCAGGGAGCACGGGACTCGGCCGCTTCGGAGCACTTCTGCGCGGTCTGCCGAAGGCAGTGCCGATTGCAGTGACACTGCTAGGTCTGGAGGCTGCGATTGGTGGCCTGGACGTACTGAAGACCGTTGCGCAAGACATCTGGAAGCAGCACGACCCAGCACTAAAGAAGGCCGGCGAGGCCCAGCGTGCGTACATCAGCCAGGTGCGGGATTCGGCGCTAGAGCTTCGACGCCAGGCACTCTCATTCGTCTCCTATCGCGAGGTCGTAGTTAAGACTGCGGAGGAGGTTACCCGAATGGGTGCGGCTGAGCGCGAAGTCTACGCTGCCCGCCTGGCCGGCCTTGAGCAGTACCTGACCGCGCAGGAAGGGTTCTTGTTGATGCAGCAGAAGGCTGGCGTGGCAACCGCCGCACAGCTGCAAGAGTTGGGTCTTGTCACGCAGCAGTTGCTCAACGTATCGACTGGCTACGCGGCGCTATCCCGTGGCGTAGGTCTGGCGGCCGATGCCATACGCAACGGCATTGGCGGGGCTGCTCAGCTGGTGGTCGACCAAATGCAAGGCATAGACCGCAATGCACGCCTCGCAACCGAGTCGATAGGTAAGATCCTGCAGGGTCTGAACTATGCGGAAACGGGAAGCCTGGAAGCCGTAGGCACAGCTCTCGGGTTCATTGCTTCGCAGGGCGCGGCAGCCGAGCGAAACGTTCGCGACGGATTGCTAGAGTCGCTTCAGCGTCTTTCTGGCGAGGAGCTGGCGCGATTCCAGGCTGCGGCTCAAGCGGCATTTGAATCGCTTCCGCAAGGTGCTGCCAACTCGGCCGCAGTATTGGAAACCACGCTGCTGTCTGCGATGGAGAAGCTGGGGATCTCGGCATCCAGGCTGGGGGTGGCATTTACTGGTGTGGGTAGGGATGCGATCGCGGCATTCGGTGCAGTTGCTGAGAGCGCGGTGTCTACCAGCTCCCAGATTGAAGATGCATTCAAAGCCGCCCTCGGAAAAGTTGCAACGCTGGATGAGGCGCGCACGCTCGGCGCGTTGCTTGAGGCTGCGGGCAGACAAGGCAAGATCGGTTTCGACGCCGCAGAGCGATCCGCAGCGGCATTGAATGCGCGGCTTCGTGACATCCAGGTCTCACTGGACCCCTTGGCGGACGAGTTCGCCAGGCTTGGCATTCAGTCGCAGCAGTCGCTGAACGCGGCACGGGATTCCGCGAAGGCGGCGTTCGAAGCTATTCAGCGCGGTGCCTCCCAAGGCAAAGCAAGTATCGAGGACGTCCGAAGGGCGTTCGATGCATACGCCAACGCCGCGCGGGCTGCGGTCGCCGATAGTGACGAGTGGAAGCGAAAGCAGGTCGACTCCCAGCTAGAGGTGCAGGGTTCCGTTCTGCAGACCGGACAGCACATGAAGGGGTTGGGCGCCAGTGGGCAAACCGCAATGCAGCAGGTCCAGTCTGGCGCTCAGGCCGGCACCCAAGCTATGGGGCAGCTGACGCAGAAAACCGCCGAGGCTGGTGGCGAGATGGATGGCCTTGGCAAGAGCGCCGAGCGCAGCGGCCAGCAGCTTCAGAAGGCGGGTCAGGCAGCACAGGGCATGGCATTCAGCATCGGCGAGGTGTCCGAGGCCGCACTAAGCGCCATGCGCAACCTTAGCGGGCCGAATCCACTGCAGCAGTTCGCAAATGCGCTGAACAAGGTCACAAGCCAAAGGAAGCAGCTGGCCGAATACAAGAAAGAGCTGGAGGGACTGGCTAACGCGCAGGATGAATTCTCGTCTGCCGCAGCCAGTCGATTGGAGGGGCAGTACGACTACCTTGGAAAGCAGGAAATCGCAGAGGTTGCTGCTCTCGAAGCCCAGGTGGCGCGGAAGCGCGCGGAAGAGGATCGAGCGGCTGCAGACGCGATGGCTGAGCGTCGCCGGTCGATTGAGGCGGCGGCTGAAGCCCAGGCCAAGCTCGACGCTGAGCGCATTGGCGAGCGGGGCAAGAACGAGCAGGTCCTGGTGATTGACTGGAAGTCCCCAAGCAAAGAGGTCGTCGCCGGGGCGACCGCAGCCGAGCAGCAACAAGCCGAACGCATCGCGAACATGGTTGCGCCGCTGGTGCTTCGTAAGGTCCAGCAGAGCCGATCCGTGTCTGTGCGAGGGAGGCGCTGATGACGCGCATCATTCTGGGGGGCATCGACCTTCCTGCCGATCTCCAGTGGACCGATGAATTCACCGCCTGGCGTATCGGCCAGCAAGCGCGCACGAGCTTGACCGGTGCGTTGATCGTTCAGGAATCGGCGCGACAGGCTGGACGCCCGATCACCTTGAAGACATCCCGTGACGGGACTGCGTACGTTGGCGTGGTGGGCCTCCCGACCCTCAGAGCCCTTCAGGAAAGCGAAAGCGAAGCGCGCCTGGCGCCCATCAATCTCATCATGCCCGCGCACAACGGCGGGGACCGCCAGTTTCAGGTCCGCTGGCGCCGAACCGATGGCCCAGCGATCGAAGTTGAGCCGACTCGCTTCGCAGTACCGGCACTGGATGCCGACCTCTTCTCTATCACTCTTCGCCTTATGACGGTGTAACACATGACGATCTCCGCTATCGATATCAAGCTGCGCCAGTCGCAGCGACTCACCGACAACCCGGACGGTGGTGGCCGAATGGTGCAAGCCGAGATCATCGACGGCGCCATGAACAATCTTTTCCCCGATATCGGCGATGAAGAACGCACAACGGGGCGAACAACTCTGCGCAAGCTGTTTGTACACCTGGATACGGCTGCGCCGGACGTGCTGAAGGATGCGATTGGCGTGCTCATCGACCCGCCGAGTGACCCTCGTGTGACCGTGAGCATGTTCGCGACAGGGTCGTATAGCGATGTTCGGCTGGACGCCAAGAACCGCGTCGAGAGCTACATCACACGTGGCACCGAGTCCAGGTTCATCCTGATGGGCAACCATTTCAGCGGCCAGATGACGATGCTGGTCTATACCACGTCAGATGCGCCCAGCCCCGACATCAATGACAACTTCAGCCTGTTGACCCTCGCCGGCTCCGGGCATGATGAGGCGGAGCAGTATGTTCGCGTGAAAGCTGTCCTCTCCAGGACCACTCGCACCTTCACGGACGATCAGGGCGCATTCGAGCGCGATGTTCTCGTGATCGAGTTGATCAACCCGCTGCTGCGGAACTTCTTCGGACAGGAGGTCGTGCGCTACAGCGCAACAAAGCCGGCCACCCGCGTGTATGAGACAAATGTGGTTGACGCGACGAGCTATCACAGCGTCAAGCGCCTCTCTTCGGCTGCCAAGCCTGGCGACCTCTCTGTGGTGGTGGACACGCCGTACGTTCCGATTGTCCCCACTTCCACGGCCGAGACGCCGGTGAGCGACGTTTTGGCTGGTATGGGCACCATCAGTCACGTGCAGTCCGGCCCGGTCGGGAGCTTGAGCCAAACATTCTCAGCGAGCTTCAACGCGGGCGTGCCAGTCAACCGCTACCTGGGCACCGGAATGGCCGTTGGCAGCGTGAAGGTCATGGCTGGGAGCGTCGAGCTGGTGGATGACGGCAGCGGTGGCCTGGTATCTGCGGCCGTGACTCCCTGGGGTGGCAGTGTCGACTATCAATCCGGCGTTATATCGATCTCGCACGCGACGGGCGCTGGATTGACCAGCCTGAGCATCTCCGCGACCCCCGCCGGGTCTATCTCCGTCCAGGGCTACACCGACGAGATCACGGTGACCCAAAACAACCAAGGAATGGTCTGGTTGTTGCAGCTGACCCCTCTTCCGGCACCGGGGACGGTTACCGTCGACTACCGGGCTCTGGGGCGCTGGGTGAGGCTGAGCGACAACGGGAAGGGGCAGCTGGTCGGCAAGCCTGGTCAGGGCGGTGGCACGATCAACTACATGACCGGCTCGGTCGTCCTGACGGCGGGTGCTTTGCCGGACCTGAAGAGCAGCATCATTGGCGCGTGGGGCACGGCAGTTGTTGCAGAGCCTCGTACGGGCGATTCGGCCATTTTGCCGCCCGCGCTGCACTTCACGTTGGGCGAGGGGACCGCAGTCCCCGGTAGTGTCCACATGAAGCTTCGCGTCGGTGGGGCTGATGTGGAGGTGACCGATAACGGCGTCGGTGGTCTCCTTGTTGGGGGGCAGCTGCGCGGCTCGATCGCGTATGCCACCGGTGAAGTGACGTTGCGCCCCGCCACCCTGCCGGATGCCGATAGCCAGGTCGCGGTCACATATGACTGGGGCCAGCAGCTCAATGCGGCGCCACAACCGGTGCCGGACGGCTCCGGGATTGTCTCCTTTGTGCTGCCGCAAGGCCCTGTGCGACCGGGATCGGTGCTGCTGGATTGGGTGATCAGCGTGCGCCGTGATCGCGACGACATCTCATCAGCGCCGCAGGCAATGCGCGCGATCGCCAAGGACGATGGCAACGGAAACCTGCGGGCCGTCTCGGTGGGCGATGCGAGTGCCGACACGGTATTGGGCTCGGTGAACTATGCGACCGGGGCGGTAAGCCTGCAGGCTGGAAAGTTCATGGTCCGCCAGGTGTCCTACCCGCAGTACGAGCTTCAGTCCGGGCGGCTGAAGGTGGTGGGGTACGGCCGCTTGGATGTGCTCGCTGAGTTTTCTGCTGGCACCATCATCTCAGTCGCTTGGCTGCTGTCGGGCGACTCCTCCCAGCAAGCGCAGGAGAGCTTGCCGCTGCCCGCGATGCAGCTGCAGCTGACGCCCACCATCAGTGATAGCGTCGTTCCTGGTAGCGTGCGCTTCAGCTTCCGTGGGCGGACATACGTGGACCGCAGCGGCGGCCTGTATCACAGCATCGACCCTGCCACTGGCGCGGGTGTTTACGCAGGCACGATCGATTACACGTCGGGAGTGGTGAATCTGTCGCAGTGGGTGCCAGGCGGAAGCAATCAGGTCCAGATCCTCTCCCTGCTGACCCGCATCGCTGACCCGGGCGTTACGTTCATCTTCTTCCGCGCCCCGGGCTCCCCTCTGCGACCGGGCATGTTCACGTTGAGGGCGAGCCGCCTCGACGGTGAGCTGCTGACCGCGACGGCTGATATCAATGGTGATATCGCCACCTCCCAGATGCGGGGGACGGTCGATTGGGAGAGCGGTGTCGTCAAGGTGCAGTTCGGCGAGCTGGTGCCCGTAGCTGGCAATGAGGGAATGCCCTGGTTCGACCCCGCACTGGTGGAAGGGGACCGCGTCTGGCGGCCGGCTCTGGTCCTGCCTGGCTCGATCTACATGGGAGCCGTGGTCTATCGGTCAATCCCCCTGTCTGAGGTGGTGATCGGCCTCTCATCTGTTCGCCTTCCCAGCGACGGTCGTGTTCCAGCGTTCAAGCCCGGGCAGACGGTCCTGATTCACCACACGGCAAAGCACAGTGTTGCGGCGCCCCAGGCGAATCAGGTGCTGAGTTTTGGCCGGGCGCGTATCGCAGGGCTGGAAGTCAGGGACGCGGCTGGGAAGCCCGTGGATAGCGCCTGGTACACCGCTGACCTTGATGCAGGGAGCTTGACCTTCAGCGATCCGCTCAACCTTTCCGCATACACGCTGCCAATCGTAGTGAGCGAGCGTGTCGAGGACCGTCGTTTGGTGGTCCAGCCGCAGATCACAGGAGAAATTGAAATCAACACTGGCCTGACCCACGACTACCCAGCAGGCGAATCCCTCATCAGTACGGCGCTGCGGCTTGGCGAGGCGAATGGATCACTGGACCTGCAGGCGCGGGTCGAGAGCCTGTTCGATCAGGCCGCGTGGACCGGAGCCTGGAGCAACATTCCGATTGGCAGCCCGGCTCCTGGCACCTACAACGACACGGACTTCCCTCTCGATGTGACCAACAGCGACGCCATAACGGAGCGATGGGCCGTTCGGTTCACCAGCTCGACGAACTTTGAAGTCATGGGGGAGACGGTGGGCGTGATCGCCACTGGGAGTACTACAACGGACCTTGCGCCCATCAACCCTCGCACCAACAAGGCGTACTTCAGCATGCGGGCTGCTGGCTGGGGTGGTGGTTGGTCGGTGAACAATGTCGTGCGCTTCAATACCGTGGGCGGCCTGGCACCGGTGTGGATGGCGCGGACCACGCTACCTGGTACGCCGACAGGCGCAACCGACTCCACCCGGCTTATGGTGGTGGGCAACGTCGCTGGAGGTGCCCAGTGACGCTGGTACCGATCGTCTACCGCAGCACAGATCCGGGCGCGCCCGTTCTTAATGGGCAGGCGGGATCTCTGCTTGCCTTGCTCAACGCAATCCTGGTGACGGGTTACGGGGACGGTGCGTCGTCAAAGCCTGGTGCAGGTTGGACTCGGCCCTACGCTAGTTCATCCGTCCAGGTATTTCGGAACAGCGCGACAACCGGCTCTGGCACCTATTTGCGAGTGCGCGACGACGCCTCGGCTGCAACGTTGAGCACGGGGTGTGTGGCACAGGTCCTGGCCTACAGTTCGATGACTGACATCGACACCGGTGCGGATCAGACCCCAAGCGCTGCGCTGCAGGCGCGTGGCTCTTTCATTGCGAAGGCGCCAACGGCAACTGCGGCCGCTCGCAGTTGGATGGCAATTGCGACGGAGATTGGCTTCTACCTTTTCACTGCATGGAGCAATTTCAACAACGGACTCGGAGCGTACTACTACGGCGACATTGATACTGTCGTCTCGGGCGACGTCTTTCCATTCGTGATGTTTGGTTCCAATGATATGACCTCGTTCTCCGGTGCGTGGAACACTGATGCATGCTCGTTGTTCTTCGCATCGGCATTGGGAGTTGCGGTTGACGGCGTAACTAAGCGCGATGGGTCGTATGTGCCCGGCGGGTTCGTAATGCGCAGCTACATCGGTGGGCAAAATGCACCTGGTCGTGTTGCTACCACTGGCATCGACCCTGCTGCCGGCAACTCGAATAACCGTTCCTATGGGTCCGGATCGTACCCAGTAGGCCCGGACCGTGCGCATGGGGGGTACAACTACATGCGCGCTGCGGTACGCGAAGCGCCGTTCGCCTTGCGCGGTCACTTGCCTGGTGTCTTGGTCCCGCTGCACGCGCGCCCGCATGCCGAAGGCAGCGTGGTGCCGTTCATTGAGGGTATCGGCCTGGGTCAATGGCTGGCAGTCAACTACAACGTGGTAGAGCCAGACGTTGCCGATCGCAATGGACAGGTGCTCTTCCGTTTGGATGCACCCTGGCGATGATCGTTGGCACCTTCTATCGCAGTTGGGGCCCGCGAGGCGGGGATGGCTTCCTCGGAGGGACTGCGCCTGACGGGGATAACGACGGCCGCGCGAAGATCATGAATGTACCGCGTCGTGTGTACATCCAGGTCTATGTGATGCGCGACGCTGTAGACGTCCAGTACGTCGCTTCAGTGCTGAGCGGTCAAGACGGTGTGTGGCGCCTTCAGGGCATCGACCGAACGCGGAAGTACCGCGTGATTGGTACGGACTTGGCTGCGGGGGTCAACTCGGCCATCCAAGACTGGGTAGTGCCGGCAAAGATGGAGCCGTGATGTCAGGGGGCGGTGCATTCGTTCGGCTCAACCTTGGCCCGCGATTCGGTGGTGCGGGTGGGTTCACGCCACTAAATCTCGGTGTCGACTGGGATGAGAATCCTGTTGAGCCCGTAGTGCGGGGCCTGTCGCTCGCCGTCTCTATCGCCTGGCGGGAGGCTGGTCGGGCGAGGTGTTCCACTAGGGTGGGATGGGGCACGTCGAGTTCGCTGCGTTGTTCGTGCTTAGTGCCATGGGAGGGCACTAAGCGGGTGGATGGTTCCACGTCAGTTGCGTGGGGCGTCGCCCCCCCCATGGCTGGCGAAGCGGGGTTTCGGTGGCGGAACGCGGCTCTCGTTGGCGAGAGCGTTGGGTTGCCGTGGGGTGGGTTGCCGCAGGCGTCGCGATTCCTGCTGGCTGGTTGGCGAGGCAGGCTCGACGTTACCGGGATCACTGCTCGTATCGCGTGGATGCGAGGCTTGCCTGTCCACGCGAAGCAGGGGCTGCCGTGGCAGGGAGCACCCAGAACGGCAAGCGATAGCTGGTCCGATAGCTGGAAGCACCTCGGCGCAGCCAGGCGTCATGGTCGCCTGCCTTGGGGCTCTGCGAGGCCGTTGCCCTGGGTCATCCGCCCTCCGGTAAAGCCTGACCCTGATCCAGATCCAGAGCCGGGCGTTCCGCCAGGTCATTCCGTTTCGCTGAACTTGGGTTGCTCGGTGGTGGGCGTCCCCGGTCTTGCACCCCTCAACCTTGGAACCACCGCGTGCTACGTGGTGCGACCGCAACGCAGGACGTATGTCGTGATCAATGAAGTTTCGTTTGTACGGCTCCCTGATCGGACGCCCATCGAGGTGTCGAGGATCTCGCTCAGTGCGAGCAGGAGCGCCTGGGGGTGGACCTTCGACGTTGAGCTGGCCGACCCAACGCAACTGTCGCTGCTGAAGCCAACGGCGGCTGGCCCGCGCCAGTTTGAGGTATCTCTCAATGGACATGTGTGGACTGGCATCATCGAGAGCTTCCAGAAGCAGCGAGAGTTTGCCGATGGGGGAGTCCGGCTTAGCGGCAGGTCGCGGACGGCGCTGCTTGCGGCGCCGTACGCGCCGGCAAGGGTCAAGGTCGCTAACGAGGACAGGAGCATGGCCCAGCTGGTGGCCGAAGAGCTGGCCGATACCGGATTCACCAGCCAGTACGAGACGGTTGATTGGACGGTGCCTGCTGGTGCTTGGTTCTATGACGCCAGCACGCCCCTTGATGCGATCAGTGCACTGGCCGAGGCGAGCGGGGCGGTTGTTCAATCTCATCCGCAAGACCTCTCGCTTCACGTCCGCGCGAGCTACCCAGTCAGCCCATGGCTCTGGCGCGACACCCAGCCAGCCCATGTTGTGCAAGAAGACATCGTGCTGACTGAGAGCTTGCAGATGCGGAGCGCGCCACTGTATGACGCCGTCGTGGTGACTGGCGAGATTTCGGGGAAAGGAGTCACCTGCAAGGTGCGTAAAGCTGGTGAGGCAGGGCAGCTTTACGCACAGCAAGTGAGCAGCCCGCTGATCAGCGTCGCTGCGGCGGGTGCTGAGCGAGGACGCAACGTTCTGAGCGATCGCGGTGAGCAGGCAGCCGTGGACCTGACGGTTCCCCTCTTCCCGAGGCCGCTGAAGGCGGGGGAAGTGGGTGCCATCATGCCTTTGGATCTGGTGGAGGTCGTTGCTGCTGAAGGCACTTGGCACGGGCAATGCGAGTCCTTGCGCATCGAGGTTGTGATCGATCAGCAGGCCGTTGTGATTGAACAGACAGCCACTCTGGAAAGGCACTACACCGATGCGGACTGACCTCTGGGATCAATTCGGCGAGCTGGTGACCAGCAGCCCCCGATTGCTGGCGACCGTCACTGCGCACAACAGTGACGGAACCAGCACGCTGACCACTTATGACGGAGTACAGATGCGGGCCTTTGGTCAGCTCCAGTTACCCATCCCGTACAACGTGTGGGTCCGGGGTGGGCGCCTGGTTGAGGCCGCGCCCAACCTGCCGTTGGTGGAATTAGTGGTTTAACGAAACAGGGTGCTGCCCAAATGCCTGCAGGCACCCGGGCAGTGGTGGAGGCTGGCTTCGGCGCCTAGATTCCCTAGCTCCTGGCGTCGAAGAACACTGCCTGATCGAAATCTGCCCCGAAGTGATCGATGAAGGTTGCAAGGAGATTGCCACTCAGTTCCTTGAATGCGAGTTTTCTCTCGGCGGTAGTGGCGTTTTTGTAGTACTTGACGTAGAAGCTCAGGGATGACGGAGCGACATTCGTCACGTGCGCGACAAGATAGCCTTTGCCAGCAATTTGATCAGCGACATGCGTGAAGTCCCCGTCGCTGTCTTCCTTCCAGGTGGAAATTCCGCCTGATTTGTTTCCGAGGGCTATTTTGGATTTGAACTGGTTTAGAAGCTTGCTTGGGTTGCTGCATTCGAAGCGAATCGCCATCTCTTTCCCCTGTGTAGTTCGGAATGAACCGCAATTCAACATGCGGGTCATTCATCATTGCGCAAGGACGCGTGGGAATCTAGCCGCGTCTATGTCTTTGGCCCAGCGCTTGATTGCTTCGGAGACCGTAGCTCCTTTCAGGCGCCGCCGAGAGTGGCTAAGCAGTTCGATCTGGCGCGAGTTCAGTCAGGTGCATTCCGCGTTCGCAGGATATGCGACCGACGCCCCGTATGCTCCACGGCGAGCCTCCCTTGCACGGTTACCAGGGCTTTCGCACCGATCCGGTCCCGCTGGCTGGGTTCAGATGGGGGCACTTCATACGGGCGGAGCCCGTCTGATCAGGCCATTGATACGTTAGGCAGTACTCCACCGGAGAACAGCGTTGTATAGTTGCCGTTCATGGACCACAGGGGTACAGGATGTCGAAGTTCAGTTTGAGGTTTTATCGGGTTGCACATTGCGGTTACTACAAGCACGGACAGCCGGATCCCGCTATCGGCGATCTTGATTTTTTCCTTGAAGAACTGCGTGAATATGCCGCTGGGAAGAACTTGGAAGATACGAGGGTTGAAGGCGGTGGTGATCGGCTGCCGGCCTATCTGTTTGACATCAAACAGCATGGTAGTTGCTGGATACTAACGCTTTGGAATGAGGTGCCGGCTGATGAAGGTGCCGTTGCCTCCGTGCCGGCGTCGTCGCCTGTCGGCGCTGGAACGGTGCTTTCAAATCCGGTGGCTGCGAATAGCATACCAGGCTTCCCCACTTATTTCCTTTTCGTTCCCGAGGCGGAGCTCGTGGCGCCGGTAGTTTACGGCGATTCGGTGTTTGGTCTCCCTCAGTTTAAGCAATACGCTCATCAGTTCCTGGAAAATTCGACCAGCGTCGTTCATTTCGACGAGGATGGGGATGAGGCGGAAGTGCTAGGGTACGAAGATAGTGATGGGGAGGTTCGTGAGGATCTGCGCGCCAGATTTGAGATCCAGCTTAAGCGTAGCGGTACGCAAGAGGCAGCTATTATCAAAAAGGCCGCATCAATCAGATCGATCATTAGAGTGGCTGAGATGAAGACTGTCACGCAGCCAGAGAGGGCTCGATTCCAGAGGTTCTTGGATTTCTGGGGCATGACGGCTGCCCCTGCAGCGAAGACAGTCCGCATTCGCCAGCAAATCCCTGTGTCGGTCACTAAAGACCAGGTGAAGGCAATGATCGATGACCTGTCTGAGAATCTCGTGCCAAAGAGAAACGACATTGCATTTAAGTTTGAGAAGGAGGCACAGCCGGTGTGGTTAAGTGGGAGTATTGCGTCTGCCAGCTATGATCTTAATGTCGATAAGGTGGATGGTGTTTTCTCCGCTGAAGATCTTGCGAGAGCATTTTCGCGGAGAAAAGGTGCGCTAATTGGTGATGCAGGATAATGAAGACTTGGCAAAAGGTATTTCTGGTGTTGGTCTGGATTGCCGTGCTTAGTGGTGCGGTGGTTCAGGGCGGATCGGTCTCTTTTGCCCAACAGTGGCCGCTGTACGAGGCGTTAAGGAATACGGCGGCCATCATTTTTGCGGTCGTGGGTGCATGGTTGGCGATCGTCTATCCAGAGCGATTGCGAATGTCGCAGGGCAGGCCGGGGACTGCTGAGCCTAAGAATGCGGAGAAGATCACTAAGCTGCTCGAGCCAATTGTAAACTCGACCGTGATTCTTGCGGTTGTGCTGATTGTGGGGTTGATTGCGCCTCTGATTAAGGGGGTTCCTTTTGTTAGGGCGCATGTGGAGGTTTTTCGAACTATTTCCTTTGTTATTCTTGCGTCGTTGACATTGCTTCAGATTTGTACGGTTGTATTGACGCTCATTCCGGCGAGTGATGTGCGACAGCAGGTGTTGGAGGAAAAGGCGGTGAAAGATACATTTGGTTCGATTTTCTCACGCGGGAAGAAGAGGGGCGGGTAG